GTTTAACAAAAGCTAAAAATGATGAACGAATACAAAACAAATTAAAGAGACTAGAAAAGAACACAAAAAGGTACAAAAAAAAACAAAGAGATTTTAGAAGAATTATGGCGTCTGATTTTACGTCACTTAATCCAGATGAGATTAAATTAAAATTAAATCAAATTTATGATTGGAATGATAAGAAGTGATAATTAATGATAATACAACCTGTCAAAGATAAACTATTACCACATTTAGTTGTAGATGACTTCTATGACAAATACTTGTTAGAAGGTGTTTGGAAAGAATTAGATTTTTATTCTCATACACAAATGCAATCGGTACATGAGAACACTACAGCAATCATAGATGGTAAGTTTGTAGGTGATAAAATGTCAATACCTATGGGTGATGTATATACACAATTTGGATCATCAAGGTCACTGATATTTAAAGCAACAGAATTATTTAAACATAAAGATGTACATAATGGTCTAAAAGAAGCGTTTAGTGAATCACCATATGATCTTTATAGATATTTCAGTATTACAAATTACAGTGACACTTTAATATCTTATTATGAGGATAAACATTATTACAAACCACATATTGACTCAAGTCATTTTACAATTTTAATATGGTTATATAAAACACCTAAGAACTTTTTTGGCGGTAATTTACATCTTTATACAAAACAAAACGAAAGAGAACCATACTCAACAATACAACTTAAAAATAATAGAATGGTTATCATACCTAGTTTTTACTCACATGGCGTTGATGAAATAAAAGTCATTGATGATTCACGTAAAGACAAATGGGGCAGATATGCCATAACACATTTTGTAGGATATGACGAAAAAAGACGGAAAATATAGAAAAATAGTGCTTGACAAGATACGTGGTTTATTATATAATAATAGTATGAAAACAGTAGAAGACATAAAAGTACATATACCGATAGAGGTAAGAAGACTAAAAGCATTAGCTTATGCTTGTAAAAATGCTAACAATGATGATTTTAAAGCAATGTGGTATCACAAATTGATAGACCTTGCTAAAGAATATAAATTAATGAGTTATGTAATGAATAGGTTGGTACATTAATGAATATATTTTACTTAGATAAAGATCCTGTCAAGGCAGCAGAAATGTCCTGTGATAAACACGTTATTAAAATGATATTAGAATCTGCTCAAATGTTATGTACAGTAAAAAGAGTATTAGACGGTAAAGAATATTATGACAAAACAAAAAATGGTCGTAAAATAAAAAGATGGCGATTAGATAATCCTAACGAAGAAGCAATCATTTACAAAGCAGGTTGGTTAAGACACCCTAGTACACAATGGGTTATGAAGTCTGCTTATAATTACAGATGGTTATACAACCACATGATGGCACTAAACGAAGAATACAAAAAAAGATATAACAAAACAGTTGACCATGTGTCAATAGCAAAACTAAAAGACTTGCTAAAAGAACCACCTAACAATGCTAATTTAAATGCAATAGGTACAGACGCAACACCAGCAATGCCTGATGAATGTATAGTTCCAGGTGACAGTGTTGCTAGTTATCGTAAATATTATATTATGAAAAAAGTTAGATTTGCAACATGGAAATCACCTGCTAAAATGCCTGATTGGTTTGCTGAAGGTATAAAAAATGAAACACAATCCGATAGCAAAACAAGTTAGAACACCAAAATTTAAGCCTAGAGTTGTTAAACCTAAAAAAGGTAAAGGCAGTTTTAAAAGAAAAAAGAAAGTATAAATATAATAATGGAACCAATATTAGTAATTGCAATCGGTTTGTGGATTTGGGGACACTTTTAAGATGATACATAAAGATATAGAATCGTTTGTGAATAGGAATATTCACTGGTTAAATTTCATACAGGCCTCTCATTGGCAAACTAGAAGTTATGCTGAACACGAAGCCTTTGGTGAACATTACACAAAATTAAATGAACTAAACGACAGGTTTGTAGAAACATATCAAGGTAAACGAGCAAGAATAAGTTTTAGTAGTGAGTTTGTTGCTAATGTTTCTAATTATATATCACCTGAAACCGATGAGTTTCATAGACGGCTACAAAAACAAAAAGATAGTATCAAGGCTATCAGTAAACAAGTCGAGTCTGAAATCGACCTTATGAGCATATTAGAGGATATGCTAGAGTCCGTCAATCAGTTAAAGTATCACTTAACACTAAAATAAATGCCATCATATACATTTGAAAACAAAAAAACTGGTAAAGTTTGGACGGATTACATGACCATATCTGAAATGGAATCTTATTTAAAAAAGAATAACAATGTTAGACAGATTATTACTCAGGTTAATATTGTTGCTGGTGTATCTGGTATGAGTTATAGAAGTGATCAAGGTTGGAAAGAAACATTAAGTAAAATTGCTGAGAAACATCCTCAAAGTAAATTGGCAAATGAAATGGGTACTAAAAGCACTAAACAAATTAAGACGGAACAGGTAATGGCAAAACACCGTAAAAAATGGGCAAGTAAAAGAAATGCAAAATCTAAATAATATAGTACAGAGCGAGCAACTGAAACGCAACGGTCGTATACCAGAGTCGAGTAGGTCAATCCGCTCATTGTATTTCACAAAGGGCAGGAATGTCCTTAAAAAGATAATCCTGCCCACTATAATGGGATTGTCTTTAACTAGTTGTGGTGAGTTTGCCTTGTTATCTTCAGGTGCAGGTATCGCTGCTAGTAATAGTGTATATGCAAAAACTTATAACGGAGTAGATTTATTAACCACTATTAAAACAAAGAAGTCTATTAAACAACACGCCTACGACTCTACAAAAAAATCTATTGAAACAGCAAAACAATTAAAAGAAATTACGCAAGAAAAATTAGAATTACAAAACGAACTTAAACATTTAAAAATGAAAAAGGAGGTAGAAAGCTATGAGCAATGATTTACCAGATTTTATGAGAGAGTTTGACACAAGCGTTGACTTTGGTTTTACTCCTGTGTCAAGTAAACCCGCTGAGACTCAATCAACACCTGCTGTTGATACAAAAGCTTTAGAGGGAACAAATATTGAATTAGCAAAAGTTAAATCGGATGTTTCATCAATTAAATCAATGATGAACGAAGTAATGCAGATTGTGGCCGAAAAAGATACTGTGACAAAAGAACTACAAGACGCAGATGTAAAAGCACGATTTAAAGAAATAGAGAAAGTTGTATTGCCATTTTTATACAACCTATCTAAATCAAATGAACCGTATATTCATTGGCCTAATAGAGGTCCTATTATCAAGGCACAGATGGATAAACTGTTAAAACTAACGAGAGGATAATTATGTTACCACAAAAAACACATCATAAAGATTTGAAAAGAGAGGTTAATAATTTAGAACAAGAAAGAAAAACAGACCGTTCAGGAACTTCTTGGTTTAACATAAGGACACTTAAAAAAATAAAACTACAAGCAAAGGATAAACTATATGCGATTAAGCAAAAACTTCACTCTTAAAGAACTTATTAAGAGCGACACAGCTGTTCGTAAGGGTATCAATAATAACCCTAACGAGGATCACATTACAAACCTTGAACGACTAGCAACTAACATACTTCAACCTGTTAGAGATCACTTTGGTAAAGTGGTTTCTGTATCATCAGGCTTTAGATCAGGAGAATTATGTATTGCCATAGGTTCAAGTCTTAATTCACAACACGCCGATGGGTGTGCAGCTGACTTTGAAATTTTTGGTGTGTCAAATAAGGAAGTTGCCGACTGGATAGTTGACAACCTTAATTTTGACCAATGTATATTAGAGTTTTGGAAACCAGAAGAACCTAATTCTGGTTGGGTCCATTGCTCCTACAAAAATGATGAGGACAATAGAAGAGAGTATTTAAGAGCGTTTAGAAGCGCTGATGGTAGAACTGTATATCAAAAAGAATACTCAAAAACTACTGGTCCTACTACTGAAGATGTCAATAATTCACTTATTGGTGATTGAGCTTGACAATAAACAAATAATATTATATAATAATATATTATGAACACAATAAAGGATAATTATGGCATTTAATCATGTAAAACTTGAGGAGAGTGTACTTCCTAAAGCAATAGGAGTAAAAGGTAAGAATTTAGAGGGCATAAGATATTACACCATTGATGGTGTTAATATGCCCTCGGTGACTTCAATCTTAGGTGCGATACCTGAAAGAAAAGCAAAAATAGAAGCGTGGCGACAATCAGTTGGTGAAAAGATGGCCAACTACATTTCTGTGTCAGCTACAAATAGAGGTAAATCAACACATAAACTAGTAGAAAATCATTTAAACAATGCTGATGAAAAGAACGTAGGTACAACTAACGTAACCGCTTTAGGATTGTTTAGAATCATTAAACCTTATTTGGCAAGAATAGATAATATTCATTGCTTAGAGGAATACCTATACTCAAAAGAATTAGGAGTTGCAGGTCAAGTTGATTGTGTTGCTGAGTATAAAGGTAAATTATCAATTATTGATTTTAAAACTTCAACAAAAAGAAGAGACGAAGAATATAATTATGGTAACTTTTTACAAACTTCAGCATATGCTAAGATGTTTGAAGAGTTATATCCAAGTAAAAAAATAGTACAGACAGTTATTTTAGCTGCTTGTGAAGATGGTTTTGTACAAGAGTGGGTGCATGGCGAAGATAAAATAAAAGAACACCAAGAGCTATTCTATAAACACACGACAGATTTTCTATTAAGAAACAAAGAAAAGTTGACTCAAATTACTAAATAGTAGCAGGTCAATAGAAATTCGGAGACTAGTCAAAAAGGTGAGTTAAACAATCCTACTTGCGACCATAACAGCTAAAGGGATATATGAAAAAGATTTTAACACTAATAATATTATTATTCAGCACAACAGCTTTTGCTGAACGATATAATACAGGAACTTACAGCTTCTATTTTGTTGAGATACCTGCTTTATGTGGGTCAATTGAAGAGACAGATAGATACATTAAAGACCATAAATTTAAGGCTGTTGAGATAAGTTTAGGTAGAGCTGGTTCTCAACCTAATGGACAAGCAGTTTATATGGTGACTATATATAAAAACAATGATGATGAAGTATTAACGTCAATTGATGTGCCTGATGGCGGCGAAAGATGTTTATTGTTTCACACATTTAATAATACAAACATTGAATAAAGGATACAATGAAAACATTACTAACAATATTATTTGCAGGTGTTTTGCTAAGTGCTTGTTCTGTTAAAGAACCAAGACTTTCATTTGGTAAAAAGTGTGCTGTAAAAGAAGACAAAGTTATATACTCATACGTTTGGTTATACGATAAAAAAACAGGCGTACCAGCCGACAAAACTAATTGCGATCAAATCGCTAAGTAATTATACGGGAGAGGTTGACTCTCCCCTATAATATGTTATAATAAAGTATGTTATTAAATAGTAAGAAATTTGGATTGATTATTGAAGATTTAGTAAAGACTAAAAAAATATCTTATATGGATGCTGTATTACATTATTGTGAACAGAATGGTTTAGATACAGGCACCATCAATTCTCTTATTAATAAATCTCTAAAAGAAAAGTTAAAAATAGAAGCCGAAGACCTGAACTT